TAACCGTCATAACGTACCTCCATGGAGCCATTATCCGGGATTGCACCGGCTTGTGCCTGCTGCATAATGGCATAAAAGGGGGCAAAAGCCCCCTGTCGGTCTTAAAAGTCTGCGCTCTCCCCGTATCGCTCAATGAGCTTGGCCGTCTCTTCATCCTGCTTTGCAGAATTGTTGATGACCGCCGCGATATAGTAGGGGACTTCCACCACTTCGCCGCGAGGGATGAAATAGCGGTGGTCGTTCACATTGACATAGAGGCCCTTGCCCTTCTTCTTGTCCATGTGCAGCTTGATCTTCACCATGCGGCGGGGATCGTCGGGCTTGACCTCCTCAGCATCCGCCTTCACATACTCCAAATCGGGAGGCGTGGCTGCGGGGGTGACGTCGGGAACCGCTGCGGGGGTGACGTCGGGAACCGCTGCGGGGGTGACGTCGGAAGCAGGCTCGGGGTTCACGTTATTCCTGGTAGCCATGATAATTTCCTCCTTTAGTTGGATTCCGCCATGCTGTCGGTCGTGCTGGCGTGCTCAATGCGCACCATGTACTCTTCCGTCAGCCTCTCGGCGACTTTGAGGGACTTCCAGCCCGTGGTAGCCCTCTGATTGAGGGGGTCAGCGGTTCCGGCAGAGCCGAGCTGTTTGACAATGAACTGCAAGCCGCCGCCCTCTACCTCGGTGACGCCATAGGCGTTTGCGGCGAATACCATGGTGCAGTAGACGGACACGCCGCCAGCGCCAGCGCCGCCGATGATCTTGGCTTCGGTGCTCTCAACGAACCGCACGCCGCCGATCCTGCCGATCTCGCCGCGATAGATGTTCTCCGGGGTGGCGTACTTGTGGACTTCCACCCAATCTTTCGAGATCATGAAATCGCAGGACACATTGGGATGAACGACGGCGACGAAGCTATCGTCAATGGGCACGGCATTCATCTTCTTCAACTTCGCAGCCGCCTTGTAAATCAGCGGCACGGTGAGAAGGCTGTCCGCCGCGATGGTCTCGCGGGTGAGGATTTCGGTGCCGTCCGCCGTGGGCGCATACATGACGTTGGTTCCCGCCGTCACGACCTCGCGGGTGATGGTGTCCAGGGTGCGGCCAGCCTGGGAGCCGAGGAGCTTGGTGGCCTGCTCCAAATTGGGATCGATGGCGGTCAGATCGAGAACGTCGGAAATCTCGATGAAGTCGCCGTACTGATCCACGGTGGCCTCGATGGTCGTGACGTTCAGCTTATTGCCTTCGGGGGTGACGCCTTCGGTCAGCTTCGTCAGCGCCTTGTCGAGAGGGCTGTACTTGCGGAACTCGATGGTCTTGCCGCTGCCCCTGGGGATGGGCTTCTTATCGCCGAACTGGTCATAGACAAGGTTCGGCTCCGCGTGGTCAATGAGCCGCTTGTCGTAGTAGGTTTTCATTTCGGGGGACAGATCGTTCCCCGGCTGATCGAGCAGCGTGGTTTGCGTAGCAAAGAGCTGCAAATTGATGGGGTAAAGGTGCTTCATCTTCATTCTCCTTTCACGGGAGAACTACAATTCAATGCGTTCTCCCCTCATAACGCGCCGCGAAACTTCCTCACGGTCTTTCTTCGTCCATGTTCGCGGGTCTGCCTTCCTTACGGTCGCCGCGCTGGTTCCGCTGCCGCCGTTCTCGGCGGGCCGCATCCCACGGGCGCGAATATCATCCGTGACTTTTTTCTGAACGGCCTGGGCCGTGTACTGCATGGCCCCGCCAATCAGCTCGTCCTTGTGGATGACCTCGAATGCCGTTTTCACATCGACGCCACTCTTCAACAGACCGACGAACCGCTTCCCGGTCTCGGGATTGTTGCACTCGGTACGCAGATCGAAGCCGGGATACAAGCCCTTCATGGCCTCGGATTGCTGCTCCCATTGTGCGTAGATACGGTCAGCATTGGCCCTGCGCTGCTGATCCTGCGCAGCCCGCTTGAACTCGGCGTTTTCGCGCTCCAGCCGCTTGATGTTCTTCAACTGCTCCACGGTCAGCCCTTTTGCAAGGGCTTCCTCTTCGTAGTAGCTGTCATCCTCCTCGATTGCTTTTGCAAGGGCGGCGGCATCGGTGCTGTCCACGCCGTACTTGCTGGCAAGGAGATCAAGAACGGGCGCGAGGGCTTTCGCCTGGTTTGCCTGGGCTTCCAGGGCTTTTGTGTCCTTGAAGCGAGTATTGATAATCTGCTGCGCTCTTTCGTCGAACAAATCCTTATACTCGCCCTTGATAAGCCTCTCGAACTCTGCCCTGCGTGCGTCATCGGCATCGGAGGTTACGGATACCTCGGCTTTCTTCGCAGTTGCATCCTTCTTCGTGGCCTGCGCTTCACCATCGGCTTTCGCCCTGGGTTCTTTCCCATACTGGACATTTGCCAGCGAAGAGCTTCCTCCAGGCTCACCCTGCGAGCCCTGGGCGGAGGGAGCACCGCCTTCGCCGTTTGGTGCAGCCGCGCCGCTGCCTGCGCCTTCTCCATCAAACAGGCGAAGATTGAGAAAGGTGCGCAGCTTATGGTGTGTTTTCATGGTTCGTTCCTCCTTCATCGTCTTTCCGAAGTGTCATGCGCCGTCTTTCCGGCGTGTCTCTGAGGTCTTTCCCTCGCGTCATTTTTGAGCGTACATTGAAGAGAAAATTATTTCTCCCCACTTCTCAGATGAATTTTCACGTTTTCGGGGAAATTTTTTTCTAAAAGCGCAAATCCTATGGAGATCGTCTCGAAAATGATCTCGACTTCCCGCAAAATGCGCTGCCTCGCGGTGAGCTCCACATAGTAGGAGCCGGCTTTTTCGTCCATGTCGCTGCTGAAAGCATGGAAGCCGCCGCCTTCCTCTATGGCAAGCAGGCTTTCAACGAGCGTGTAAGCAAGGATGGAGCAGGCGGAGCAAACAATATCCGGGCCGTTATGGTTAAAATCCGCGTGCCCGCATATGGAAGCTCGAAACATATTCCCCCGGCGCTCAAAGTTGGCAATCGTCATACTGCCCTCCTTATCCGGGAGTGGAAGAATTGGCCGCTTTCGCCCTGGCTGCTCCTGCCGTGCTGCCCTTCGCAAGCCGGAAGGCATCCCCCAGCGCATTCGTCTGCATATCCGCGCCTGCTGCCGGACGCGGGGACACAGCGCCGCCGCCCGAGAACTCCGCCGCCATGCTTTGTGTGATGCTGCTGCCCTGGGTGGCGTCTATGATGGTCGCCATCTGGAGCATTTGCTGTTGCAACATCATCACTTGATCGTAGAGCGTTCCGTTTGCGGTGATCCTCTCCCGGACGGCCTCAATGCCCTCAAAATCCATCATTTCAAGAGCTGCAAGCGCCTGGTCGGACAGGTCGGGCCGGAAGAAGCCCATGCCATAGAGCTCCTTGGCCCGTTCATTCTGCGCCACGGTGGAGAAGGGGCTGCTCTTCTGCGACGTCACTTTGATGTCGAAGATGGGGACGCGGTATCCGAGATCAATTCCGAACTGCTCGCCCTGGGCCTTTGCGCCGATTTGCCGCCCGCTGAACTGCTTGAACGTCATTTCGCCCTGCTTGCCGATCACCCGGAACCAGCGATCTTCCTGGTAGAATTGACGCATGAGCTCAATACTGAGATAATTGACCTGGGCAAAAGCGCGATAGCTGCTCTTTATCATGTCACGGGAGAGCTTGGAGCCTGCTTCCTGCAAGGCCGCGATTGCACTCGCCGCCGTGACGCCGGAGGAAGTGCCGCCCTGGGAGAAATCACGGTTTCCCGAGGTCTCTTTGAGCTCGTCCACTTTGAGAGCGCGAACCGTAAGATATGCTTCCGAGAGGTTGGGGATTTCGATGGGCATAATATCCTCCCGAGGATCACCCGATCCGTTATAATGCACGAAATCCTTTGTCCAGTCGGCATATTCGGCCTCGTTGATCTTGCCATCGCCGCGCACAAACCAGCGGGGCCTTGCGCCCATGACAGCGTGCTTGATGACAACTTGATCCAGTTTGTCGATGTAGATTTGCGGGCTCTTGCATACATCCACATACCCGAAGCCCGTGGGTGTCCCCACGTCCGGGAACAGGGCATCGAACACAAACGGATATTTCCCATGGTCGTAGAATCCGCGTTCCGCGTATTCCGGGTCGTTCTCGGAGGCATAGAGCACTTCGCCGTTGCAGAATTTACAGAAGTGCAGTATATCCCGGCCATTGCGCGATACCTTGTAATACCAATCCACCACGGCGACTTTCTTCGCGGTGTCAATGGTGTCATCATAGACATACTTGGCTATGTCGATGGTAGGGGAGGAGAGCCCTTCCCGGAGAAAAGGGTATCTCTGCGCTATGAGCTCCTGGTCAATCAGATCGACGTGGAAGAGATTGCGGGATTTCTGTATATCCGTGATCCCCGGTTCCCAAAAGATATTGAGGAGATCAAGGTCTCGAATATCAATATCCCCCAGGCCGTTATTCTTCGTGGGCGACCAAAACACGCCCTGGACGCCCGTCCCATTCTTCAATTTGTACCACCACATATCCGAATAGGTTTGCTCGTAGTTGTTTTGTTCCAGAACCACGGGGAGGATGGAGGATAGGAGGTCAGCGTCCATTTCATCATCCTTCTCGCGGGGGAGAACGGCAGGCGTCGGGTAGTTGTCCATCGCGTCAGCGTGCTTATTCGCAATGCAGTTGAGCAGCCATGCAGAAGAGGGCTCGGGGTCGCCGGGATTGATGCTCTTGGCATTGGCGCGAATCTGATCCCAATGGCGCATTTTATACCATTGCTCATTCTCAACAATGCGCTGCTCCAGGTTCGATTTCCCGGCTTTGTATTCTTTTAGGGTCTGCTCCGCTTCAAGAATGGCCTCTTTCCCGATAGGGCCGACGCGCCCAATATCCTCTGCGGGTATCGGCTCTTTCACCAATACGCCCTTGTCCTGGGGGATGGCCTGGGGTTCAGCATCCCCGCCCTTGTTTCTGCGTTTGAAAAGCGGCATGGTCGTAATCCTCCTTTATAGCCTATAAAATGCGTATTTATCGTTTGCCCTCTCGTCCTTCCACAGATCAAGCGGATCGTATTTTATCGGCGGTTGCAACACGCTTTCACGCGGCGCGATGGGGTTGAGCATACACATATAGCGGCATTCGTCCGCGATGTGATCTTCCTGCTTTGTGTCCAAATCCTCGGGCTTGTTTTCGCTATATACAAGCGTTGGGATTGTCCGTATAAAGCCCTTGCAGCAATCGAATACATACATCATCGGGTGGCCGTTCTCGTCGAATGCCATCCGATAATGCATCTGCATCCAGCCGGGAATGCGGGAGTTATCCCCTTTGCGAAAGTAAACGCCATTATCTGAGGCAATTTCCGCGATGGATACGCCGCCGTTCTCCTGCCAGATCGACGGATCGGCTACACCCTCAATGTAATAGCCTTTGAGATACGGGTGTTCGCGCTCTATCCTGGCTATTTCGCTGAATATCTTGGGTACGGGCCACTTCACGCCTTCGTCCGGCGTTGCCGTGCAGCCGTAGAGCTCCAATATTCTGTACATGACGCCATCGTGATCCACGGCCCACCAGCCGCAGGAGAATGGTTTCGCATATCCGAAATCGAAGCTGCGGTATCGCTTCCAGGTCTTGGGCGGGTTAAAAGCAGGAATAACATGGGTAAGCACGCGCTCCTCGTATCCCCTCGGGTTGTCGGAGAACTCTTCAAAGAATTGGCCCTCGAATATATCCCATCTTCCATGCAGCCATGCGTCGCGCAGTTTGGGCGGGAGCGCTTCAAGCTGCTTGATGTATTTGGGCTGGCTTTTCATAAGGGCGTCGTTGTCCTGGACGAGCGCCTGGATAAAGGAATATTCGGAGGGGTCTTCATCGTCCTTGTACCGCCTGTCTATGAAAAGCCGCTTCACCCATGCATGGCCCTTGCCGCCTGGGTTGCAAGTGAGGTATACGCGTTTGGGGAACGAGTTGACGCCCCGCAAGCAGGCCACGAACATACGGAATACCTTTTCTTCAAAGTGCGTGGCTTCGTCAATGAAGATCACATCCGCCTCTGTGCCCTGGTAGTTGTCCATATCCGCTTCCTTGGCGCAGTAGCGGAAGAGGATGGTGGAGCCGTTGCGGAATGCATATTCCTTCTTGCTGTCGTTGTACCGGGCAAATCTTTTCCCGATCATCTTGCGCATGGGCTCTATGTGGTTCGCCCGCAGCTCCGGGTAGGAGCGACGAATAATCATAATGATGATCCCCGGATAGCGGAGGGCGAGGAGGATGGCTTTCACGCGGACGGCCCAACTTTTCCCGCCGCCGCGTGCGCCGCCATAGGCGATGTAGGGATGTTTGTCGGAGAAAAACAGCTTTTGCTTCTCGCTCGGCGTCGGTATTCGCAGCTTTGCCATTATTCCGACCACCCTTCTTCTTCGGGAGTGGAGAACTCTACGCTGAGGTCTTTATCATCGTCCTTCTCGGCTTCCGCCTTGGCCTTATCGATCCGCAGCCGTTCCGCAGCAATATCCATGGCAGACTGCTCTTGAATTGTGGGGAGGTCATAGATATTCCGCAGCACATAGGCGAGGTCTTTCATGGCCCCGGTTAAATCCTTGATGGCTTTGGTGTCGATCTTCTTAAATTGGCGCTCCTCAACCTTGGTTTCGCCCATACCAAGGCCCTCGGTGATGATGTGACGGGTGAACTGTTCCGTATCATCGAATATCTCAGCGATCACCTTGCCCATGCTGTCAGCCGCAGATTGGAGCCGGAGCAGCCTATCCGCATTCGTGGAGGACGTCCTGGCAGCGACTTTTTGTACTGTGCTCGTTATCACATTGTTACGGTGCCTGTTACGTTCATCCACCCAGCCTTCACGCTTCGCTCGATCTCCAAGCGTGCGGAAAGAAACGCCCCATTTCTCGGCCAATTTCCGATAGCTGATGTCCGTCGTGATGTATTCGGCTTTGATGGCATTCCAATCCGGCATCGGTTGTCACACTCCCACCACGAGGATACCTGTCACATAAAATCTTTTCTCCCCACTTCTGCGGGAAAATTAAAAACCGCCCTCACGGGCGGTTTCGCAATCCGGCGCGTCACACGATGATGTTGTCTCCTGTCTCTTCCACATACCCAGGGCCACACTCCGGGCATTCCAGCACATGCAGGGGTGTCTCTGCCAACCGAACCGCCAGCCATTTCCGATAACAGCGCTTGCATACCACCTTTGACGCAACAAACAAATCCTCGGGCGCGGGGTCTCTCTCTGGAAGGAGGGGTTTGACGTCGCTGGGCTTAATATCCTGGAGCTCGACCGGGAGCTCTGTCGGGTCGAGGCGTTTGAATTTGACCATGGGCTTAATTTGAAGGGAGGGGCCAATCCATCGAACAATATCAGCTGCAAGCGCTTTGTTTTCCGTCACTCTTGCATATTCCCGCAATGCCGCCACGGCAGCAGGGTCTTTCATCGGGCGCAGCACAAAGCAATCTGCTATTTCCTCGCCCGTGTCCGCTTTATGAACTATGTATTTCCCGTATAATCCCTTCTGTTCCATCTCTCTTGCCTCCTTCAACATTCTACAAATGGTTTTGTGGTCATGCGGATATGAGAGCGGTTTAACTTGCTCTTTGCTCCTGCCGTTTTCTGCTTTCGGCTTCAAGCGCCCCCATTTCGGGCCTTTCCTAACTTGCTGGCAATTTGCCGCTTTCATTGCTTCACGACGCATGGCGGCAAATATGTCCACAACACTCATAACGCTTCCTCCTCGTCCTGTCGTTTCATCCTCGGCGGGATGGCATTGAACATCCTGCTTCCGCAGCCATAGCAATATGACCAGGGATACGGTTTGTAGCAGTATAGGCCAACTACATTGCGAGAGCCGCACGCGGAGCACTTTGCCATTCTGGTTCCTGTGTCGATCTCGTCGATCCAGTAAGCGCCCGTTTCAAATGCAATCTGCTTTCCATCAAACAGCGCCATCCTGCTTACCTCATTCATCTATGGTGAAGCACGGCACATATTCCATGCTGAACGGAACTTCCTGCATCGTGCCGCCGCACGGGCAAGAATAGACCATAGCCCTTTCTTCATCGGTTATGTCATCCGGCAGACCAACCGAAAAGAAAAAACCGCAATCTGGACAACGCAAACTAATCATGCCTTCCATTCCTGTTCGCCTCCTTTTTTCTGCAATCTCTGAAATATCCACGCAATAAGCTCTTTTCTGCAATCTTCGCATAAATCATAGCTTGCTCTTTTCCCTTCAAGGAAGATTTCGTCAAACGCCACTTTATGATCCGTGATGTCAATAATGCTACCGCATTTGTATTCTTTCTCGCACTTGTCACAAATCAGCTTTTTCGCCATCCTGTTCGCCTCCTTCCGCTGGCTGGCGGAGAAAGTTCCGCATTGCGTTTTTGCATCCTGCGGTTTTCAGTCTAATTTCTGTATGCAACAGCTTATTCGCCAAGCGAAGGTTCTCCCGAACAAGATCCACGACGTTCATTTTTTCAGCCAACGCCATGACCGCTTCAATTTCCTCCGGCTCCAGCCCGGTATCCTCATAATCAGCCAGACGATCAGCAACCGCCCAATCCGGGGTATGTCCAAGTACCCCCGCATGCCCATTCTTTAAGCGGATTGTCAGCCTATCCATTGTCCTGCCCCCCTCTCATGTCGGCCCCGCACTCGGGGCAGAAGTTGTATCTTTCTCTGGACACATAAGAGCAAACAGAACACTCCGGGTGATAGTTAAACAACTCGCTCTTCCTCCACTTCCCCCGCGCCACGGGCCGCAGAAGCCCGTGTTCCACCTTCCAGCAAGGGATTTCGCAATCGCGGCGGCAATCCTCGCATGGGTCGATGTTTTTATTCATTACTGCCACCTTTCTGGCTCATATCAGCCCCGCAGTTAGGGCAGAAAGGCCAATTATCCGCTTCTCCCGGAGGCAAATAATCATGACAAGCCGAGCAGTACGCCGTGTTTATTACGCCATCGTTATAGGACGCGGCTGGCACCCACTCCCCCCGCACCACAGGCCGCACATCGGCGGCGGGAGCGCAAATAACTACGCTGCGTACATCGGAAAACAGCCTAAGAATATCGCCATGTTCTTCATAGGCCCTAAACGCCTTGTCTATTCCGCCAAGCGCGCAGTCCCGGCTGATATAGTCACTCATTGTTGGCCTCCTCTCTTCCACCGTCAAATATCCCCCTCCGGGCTTTGCTATGCGGGTCATAGTGCCTCCTTCGTCCTTGCCGCAATAATCGCTGGCCGCGCCCACAGCCTTTGAAACTTTCGCCATTGCTTATCTGTCTGACCTTCGTTGTCCCGATAGAGCATGGCATACGGCATAAATCCGGCGTCCAGCGCATCCATGAGCCTCTTTTCGGCCTTCTCGAACGTATCCCCTCGGTATCCAATCAGCACATAGCAGCGCAAGGAGTGGCTTGCAATGGTGAATCCTACATCCCGCAGGAGTTTTCCTGCCTCACGCAGCGGCTCCAGATCGTCCGGGGTGTCATAGGCGAAGAACATTCGCTTTGCCTTCACCCGCCGCAGCTCCTCCACGTGCCACGGTTTGAGGATTTTCGCCTCTAATCCCCCCGTGAATATGGGGCGCTCTGGCTGGCGGGCCAGCATATCGAATACCGCTTTGACGTGTTCTTCTGAACAGGCAAGGAGGTTATCGTCCAGCACATTCCAGCCCTCGGTGATCGGCAGCTCCCGCAATGCGCCGCCCTCCCGCTTCGGCACCGCACAGAACCAGCAATGATTGGGACAGCCTCGGGAGGTAATGACGTATCCGGGCTTCAAATACCTTCCCGGAACAAAATCGCCCCCCGGCTCGTTGAACGCTGGCCCTCCCATCTTCACAGGTACGCCCACCGCCTCCCATTGACGGGCCAGATATTCCGCCCTGGGCATATCCCAGGTGAAGGCTACGGAGATATGAACTTCATCGATCTCCGGCAGGCACAGGAGAGGCGGCGGGGTATCAACAAATGCCAATTCATCCGTTGGCGTCGCCGCTGTCCGGCGCGGGAATACTCTCGCTATTCGCATGATCTTCCTCCTCCACTTCATGCCCCAAGCATCCTTTCTTCGGGTCGAAGTTGTCGCACCCGTCCGCTGCTATGAGTTCATGCCCCCTGGCTAATTCCTTTTCAAGAAAATGCCGAACCTCCTGCGCTGTTTTAAGTCTATTGCCATCCACGATGATGAATGGCGCTATGCCTTCAAGGTCTTTGTCGTGGAGGTTCAGCAGCCCCCGCACCGAAGTTGATATATGTATTCTCCTCATTGGTTTCTCCTTTCGCTCTCTCGCCTCATACTCTCTGCCCCAGCTCATGCTTCCTCCAGTTCACTTGCCCAGCACGCGAAAGGCATTTTTACGCGCCCATGTACCGCGCAAGTGGCATTTTCTTTCACATACTCCGGCAATCCAGAATATCCATCAGCCTTTACGAACCGCCCGCATATCGGGCATAGTCGGTAATAGATAGGCGAATCCTCGCCGCTGCCATACTGCACCCAGGGGTGCCATACCTCGGGATTGATCTCGATTTGCCTTGCAAAGCCCTGGTATGTTCCCGAAAGGCCATCCTCATTCATGCGCCCACATTGGTTGCAACCGACGCAGATTATTCCGTAACTGTCCGGGTTGACGCAATCCGCAAGCACGGAACGGCAGACGTAAGTATAACTCATAGGGCTTTCTCCTTGATGTACCGCATAATCGCCCGAATAGCGTCCTCGCAGCCATAGCACACATCCACGCGGTAGCCAGCGGAGGAGAGGAAGTCGATCCAATCCCGTTGCTCCGGGGTCGGCTTATTTGCGCCATACTTCATTTCGATGTATAGCCCCGCGTACCCGCCAAGGGGGACGGGGAGGCACAAATCCGGGACGCCCTTTTTCACGCCAGCGGCTTTGAGCCGTCCAGCGGTGGCCTTGTTCCTATGCCCGCCGTTGGGGATATGGAACAGCCGCCCCAGTACAGGATAAGCGCCCTTTTCCAGCTCGGCCCATTGAATGAGGGCCATCTGCTCGCGTTCTTCGTGTTGCTGCATGGTCTATCTCCCTTCGCACTCGAAAGCGTATCCGTAGCGCCGCCGCCCGCAGGCTTCACAGGTGATTTTGACGTCAGCGCCCAGGGAAACGCGGGTCACTTTGGCAAACTTCCCGCTTTTTTGAGGGCTTCACCGCAGGGGCGGCAAAGCAGGCGGGTTTCAGCTTTTGTCCTTTTCAGCACGGTTTTTCTCCTCGTACTTCCGCATGAGCGCCG